ATGAAATCACTCCACGAAATATAAAAAAGACCTTTTCAAACCAGCCACTAAGCAATTCAAAGAAGAGCGGGACAGAGAGGACTTCTTCTCGTTCAGGAAATTCTGCAGGAGCCGAGGAGTGATGCGCTTTAATTTATAAGAACCGAAACGGGGGAGAATATGAGACCTAATCAGGCTTTTATATAATTTGACAGTATTCGTTTTATAGCTGCCCTCTACTTCCAAAACTTCACGAATCCAAAGCGAATAAAAATCTTCCACAGAAATATTGGAAGCTATATCAAACGAACCAACGCGATCTGCCTCAGCCTGTGCCTGTCGCCACATCTTATTTGTTTCTGCTTTAGAAATAGAGCCGGCACGCTCAATCTTCTTGCGGTTGCCGGCTTCGTCTTTTACTTCTATAGTGTAGTAATATTTATTTCCACGTTTCCTGATGTACATAATTTAAAACTCTCTTTTCAAGAATCATATTCTGAATGGTTATTGGAACAAAAGATAAAAACAATGCCGGCTAAGATAAGGAGTATAATTGCAAGATAAAATCTCTGTTCGCCGAATCCATATAAAAGGGCAAAAAATAAAAAGTATGAATAATACTTTATGAAGAAAAGAGGGGTGGAAACAAGGCTTTCACGGAATTTTTTCATTGCCTGTTCATCATGTTCTATGTATTCCATGAAACGTTGTTTTCGAATAGAATCTTGTTCTTTTTTAGAAAGAGCTGATTCATAAACAGATAAGCCAGCTTTATGATAATTATCATGAAAAGCAACTTCATGACCGAGAGTATAAAGAAGAGGATATGACAAAAGAATAATAGGGATAATAAGGTCTATTCGTTTTTCCATAAAACAAATAATAACAGAGGAAATAGAAATGAACCCGACAATAAGTGGTGAATACATTAACATCATGCAACTCCTTTAAATTTTACACATCCACTCATGATCTTCTAAAGTATCCTGCTGCCCTGCGGCGAAACAGTCAAATATAGATAATTCAGCAAGCAGTCTTGTCGTATCCTCGATCGTCAAGACTTTTTCATCTCTTATTCCGTCTATCATGGAAGGGCGGTTCCGTAAACAAGTATGAGAGATGAGAGGAAAAGCAAACTTGTTAGCATTTAATTCTTTGATTTTCTTTTCCTCTCTGCTTAAAAGGTGGAAATCCATCCAGTGATAACCGCCATGATGAAGGAAGATATGTCCAAGCTCATGCGCTAAAGCAACATTCCTCTCGTTTGCAGAAAGAGTCCGGTTAATAATAATGCCCTTAAAAAAACCAGCTTTCATGTAAGCGGCTTTCATTCCGTACTGTTTATAGAAAAGAGACATATTTACATAATAGACATCAATTCCGAGCAGTTCCGCGAGTTCGTTCGGATTGTTTGTTCTGTACCGGCGGACGATATTTAAAACTTCGGGGAGCATTCTTTTCATTCCTTCTTCTCCTTTTTCTTATTGGCAATCGTTAAAAATATATTCGCCAGCAACTCTCCGTCTTCTTTAGAAATAGCATGATTAACACCATCGAAAAGAATTGAGCCGCTTTTTAAAATATCTTTTAAATCTGTTGGAGCACCGTAAGGAGTAGAATCTTCTTGAAGCAATAAACCGGACATTAAATAAGCTGGAGTGGTTCGCAATGCGATGGCAAGTTTTTCAATTTTATCAGAAGGAATACTTGCTATAATTCCACTTTCGTACCGCTGTATTGTTTGCCGACTAACGCCTACAATTTTAGCGACTTCCTCAAGTGTCATATGAACTTCTTGCCGACGTCTTTTAATGTTTTGACTAAGAGCCATGCAGCACCTCCAATTTCATTATTAAATTCATTATATGAACAATTTACACACAATGCAACAGAAAAAGAACAGAAAATGAAAAAAAGTATCTTGACAAGTGATTTTTATGATGGTATATTTGGTACGTAAAAGGTGACAAGAGGAAAGGAGGTAAGGGAAATGGTTGATGTAAATAAATTAAGAGGAGTTATTGCAGAGCGCGGGAAATCACAGGCAGATGTTGCCAGGATGCTTGGCATTAATGATAGAACGTTTTACAAAAAGATGAAGAGAAAGGTGTTTGATTCGGATGAAATCCTGCAGATGTGTAATTATTTGCGGGTTGACGAAACAAATATGATCTCTATTTTTTTTAAGCAAAATGTCACGTAAAACGTGACAAAAGAAAGAGAAGGTATAAAAATAACTATGGAAATCAAATTTGAACTTGAACGTGAAAAGTTAAAAGAAGCGGCCGCGCCGCTGGTCAACTATCTTCGAAAGAGACAAACGCCTGAAACTACGGCAATAGTCACGGGCGCAGGTGTAGAAATAGTATCCACGGACATACATATTCCATTTGAAGAAAATTGGGATTAGCAAAGCGCCTCCGTATAGCAAGGGGGAAAGAGACAAAGGAGAGGAGAAATGGGAAAAGAAATTTTGCAAGATGACACGGACAGGCTGTTATCTGTAGAAGAGGTGGCAGAACGTCTGCGGACGGGAAAACAATTTGTCCGCAGGCTAATCAATGCAGGACTTCTTCCGGCATTATCTTTCCGGCGGAACAGGCGGATAAGGAAAGTAAGCCTGAATAAGTTCCTGGAAGAGTATGACGGACAGGATCTGTATGAGGTACTGGAGGGGAAACAATGAAAGCATTAATAGCCTTTGTGGCAACGGTATTAGTGGCAGGTGCAGTGGTAGACGCAGACAGCATCTGCAACAGGCTCTTCCCGGATGTGAAAATTGTTGAGTACCGGAGAGAGGTAAGGGCGGGAGACACGCTCTGGAATATCTGTGGCGAGATCGCTACGGATAAAGAGGATTTACGGAAGCTTGTCTATCAAGCGAAGAAAGACAACGGGATCCGGGATGTAGGAAATCTGCAGCCGGGAATGTTGATTGTAGTCAGAGTTGAGGAGGCGAGGAAATAATGTTGACCGATTATCAATTGAAAAATTGGGTAGAAACTCATTACTTCCATCATATTGAAGCTTATGAATGGGCAAAAGATGCAAGAAGAAATCTTCTCAAGACCGTCAGTTATGAGGATGGCGGTTACATTGATCGTGAAATGCTGGACAATGTTGCTAATGCTATTGAAGCATTAGAACGTGCGGCATTCTTATACAGCATTGCTGTACCCACAAACAATGAAAAAGCCGATGAAATGAAAAAATTTGAGATGATAGAAGGGCAGCTGATTTACATTGCCCATCCGTACGGAGGGGATAAAGAGAATGTAAAACGGGTAGAGGAATGCTTAGAAAGACTGCAGAATAAGTATCCATGCAAAACGTTGTTTTCCCCTTTACACAATTGGGACTGGGACACCTACGATCCAGATCATCAGACAAAACCAATGCAGGACTGCCTGACGATATTAAAAAGGTGTGACGCCGTTATTCTATGCGGGAACTGGAAAAAGAGCATGGGATGCATGCAGGAATACTATGCTGCCTACGTTTTGGGGATTCCAGTGTTTGAACTTAATGAAGAAGGGATAAAGGAGATTGGGTAATGGCAAATGAAAATATCTTTACCACGCTGGGAGCTTCTAATCACGCCAAAGAAGAACGTGAAAAGAATGATTTCTATGCCACGGATAATATAGCGGCTCACTTGCTGCTTGAGAATGAGCCATTGAAGAACATATGGGAATGTGCCTGCGGGGACGGGGAACTTGCAAAGGTTTTTGATAAAGCAGGTGTCTTAGGCAAGGCAAGCGATCTGATAAACCGTGGATATGGAGAAGTCGGAATAGACTTCCTGAAATATGCGGGGGGGGTGGGGCGGAGACATAGTAACGAATCCACCATACAAACACGCAGAAGCCTTTGTGAGACATGCCTATGAAATCATACAACCAGGAAGAAAGGTATGTATGTTTCTAAGATTATTGTTCCTTGAAAGCAAAGGAAGGCAAGCACTGTTTGAAGAATGCCCGTTGAAAACGGTTTATGTGTCGAGGAAAAGGATTCCCGCATACAAAAACAACAATCAAAGCAATAAAAGCAGTGCCATCGCATTTTGCTGGTTCGTTTGGGAAAAAGGTTACAGCGGGGATCCTGTGATTAAGTGGATAAATTGAAAAAGAAGGTTAAGTGATATGAAAGTTGAAATTGAAGAAAGAAAATATGAAAAATGGGTAAAAAAGGGACTTAAGAAGGCGAAAGACTATGCGCATAAAGATAGGCCTGAGGACGGACCTATAACTGAATTTATAAGAAATATAATGGAAGATGCTTTTTATGAAGGATATATGGCGGCAAAAGAGGAAAAACTCCATGGCAAGATTTCAATTATCTAAAACAGAATTCAAGAAACTCTGCGATCTGGTCAAGCAACGGGACATAGATCTTGCAGAAACGTACTATGAAAAAACGACCGGGAAGTGAGAGTCCCGATCGCCGTGCCGAAGCAACAAATTGATCTATATAAATTATAGTGTATGGCACGGGAAAAGTCAAGGAAATAAGGGGCGGGAACGCCTCTTTGAGACCTTGATATTCCTATTATTTTAACGACAATTAATCGAAAATAATCTATGGAAAAAATATCATGCCATACATGAAAGAGATTTTCCGTTTTCCAAGCGGAATGGAAATAAAAAAATATCACACATGGCGATTAGGTGGGAAGAAAACAAGAAACCCGAACGAAAGCGAAACGGAATCTGCTGTACAAAAAGGGAATGCCAGGCGGGCAAAAGAGAAATTGTACAGAGTCATTCTTACGAATTTCCAAAGAGATGACTGGAGACTGGATCTCACATACAGAGACCCGCCGCCCGATCCGGAAGAAGCCCAAAGCAGAATTAGAAAATTCCTGCGGAACCTGAAAAACCTATACAGAAAATTCCAAGAGGAATTGAAGTATATCTATGTAACTGAATATAAGGGTCACAGAATCCACCACCACCTTCTGATCAATGCATCAATGAAAATCCAAAGAAAAGACATAAGAGAGAAATGGCCATGGGGAGAACTGAACTACAGGTCATTTCGATACTTTGATGGAACGCCGGAAGACTGCAGGCGGTTAGCAGAGTACCTCTGTAAAGAAACGGACGAAACCATAAGAGAGCCTGGATCTGTACAGAAGAAAAGATGGAATGCCAGCAGAAACTTAAAACGTCCTAAAGTTACAAAACATAAAATCTACTCCAGGCACTGGAAAGAAAATCCAAGTCCTCCCGAAGGATACTGGATAGAAAAAGTGGAAAACGGGTACACACAAGAAGGATACCCATACCAATATTACCGGATGCTGAAGGAGGTGCAGCAGAAAAAGAAAACAGTTTCTAAGTGGTGCTCTAAGTGGTGCAAGGGTAAACCGGAAAGGGGAAAACATGAAAATCAAAAAAATAACCACGGAAGTAGGAATAGGGTACATCAGCGGAGCGGAAGAAAATCAGATAAGAAGTCTGGAGCCGGCAAGAAAGGAATTTTATGAAGCGTTTATTAAATTCTCCGAATCATTATCGGAATTGGGAGACGCGAATCTTTTGAAAAAGCATGTAGGTTTTGTGGTAAACAAGATTGTAATTGGCTACAAAGACGGAGAGAAAAAGTCTTACACGGCATACGGATTTGTAAAAGTAGAAGACTATCCGCTGAATGTTAAATTTGTTACCGGCGGTATACCATGCGGAATGTTTGATAAATTGGACGAATGCCTGGAAATACTTATAGAAGAAGCGAAAAAATACATATCCGGCGATCGTGCGCAGGGAGATTTATTTAAGGAGGCAGAAAATGAATGAACCGATAATAAGCCCGTGGGTGTTTTATTGGATAGAAACAATGAGCCAGATAAAAGATTTTGCAGGAATAGTTATAACCGTTACAATCCCTGTGAGTATACCTTTGGTGATGTTTGGAACACAAATAATAAAAACAGGAGTATTAAGTAAAGAAAGATATAAAAAAATTACAAAAGGAATAATAATCGCTGGAATAATATCAGTGATCGCATACATATTTATACCGAGTAAAGGAACAATGTATAAAATGCTTGCCGCAAGTTATATGACGCAGGAAAACATAGAAAACGTGGGCGAAAGCATAGATAAAATAGCAGATAAGTTGGTAGAGAAAATAAACCAGGTGAAAAAATGAAATGGACAATGGATAAATGTACCGCGGTATTTAGTGCGATGACAGAAGAAGAACTGGAAATCATAGATCGAGTACATGAAAACGAAAACGAACTGTCAGAGATTCAACTTTTGAACAAAGTGAATCAGTGTCTTCTTTTAAAAAAAGACAAAAAAGAAAACCTCATGGAAGCTGCCGTGCTGATTATCGAGGCAGCGAACAGGGAGGGGAAATGAAAAGTTACAAGGTAATAGATACCAAATTCTTCAATGTGCACTTTACTTATCCAAGGAAAGACGGAAAGTACAAACCTGAAGGACTGTTCTACTGCGCATATGAAGATGATTACGAAAATAGGATTGTGCATCTTGCTATAGACAGTCACAAGGGAAATCTACTTGTGTGTGAATGTATGGATAAAGAACAGGCAATAGAAAGGCTTATGATCTGGTGGAGGATAGAAAGAAATGAAGGGGATCACAAAAGTTAATCAGGAGTTTTTTAACGAGCATTTTATAAAACCGGACGAAGACGGTAAATATCGACCGATGGGGCTGTTTTACTATTGGGGTTATTCTCAATTTTGGAGTAAACCTACATATATTGTGATAAATAACCGTGATGGAAATCCGCAAGTTATGGAGTGTATAGACAGAAAAGAAGCTGAAAGTTGGCTGGAAGAATGGATGAATGAGGTAAGAGGATGAATACAGTACAAATCACGGGAAATCTTGCGAAAGATCCAATTATCAGAGCAACAAAAACAGGGAAAGCCGTAGCGTCATTCTCCGTAGGCGTAAGTAAGAAAATCACAAAAATGAACGGGGATATTTTAGATCTAACAGACTGGATCAATGTAACCGCCTGGGGGAACTTGGCGGAAGCTGTGGGAAATGAACTCACGAAAGGAAGCTATGTATTTATCAAAGGGCGGTACTCTACAAGATCATATGACACGCCGGACGGACAGAGACGGTATGTAACCGAAGTGGTAGCGAATATGATTGCGAAGCCGATTGGAAGAAATATGAAATCATCGGAGGTACCGTTTTCCGAACCTGTGAAATTTGAAGACATGGGGACAGTAACGAAAGAATATGCACCGCCTGAATACGAGCAGGGAGAAATCCCATTTTAAAGGAGGACGAAATGGATAGATTAATTGACGTAGCGAGTGTAGTGATATTTATCAGCATGATCATGTATGCCGCAATTAAACTCGACGAAGCGGCAAGAAAACTACATGATGAAGAAGAGCGGATTTACGAAGAAAGGAAACTGAAATGAAGAAAATGGAGATAAGTTTTGATAATAAAGATTTACACATTGACGCCATGGAAGTAGGAAAGAATGAAATTAAAAGCGTGGTGTATGCGTTGATAAAAGGGTTACTTGAGGATTTTGGGGCGTCTTATGGTGAGGTTGCAGGGATATTTAATGACGCTGTAAGCGATTACATAAGAAGAGAATGAAAGTAACGGTAGGAAGCCTATTTGACGGGATTGGCGGATGGTGTATAGCGGCACAGCGGAATGGGGCTGTTCCGATTTGGTCATCGGAAATAGAACCATTTTGTATGGAAGTCACCAAAAAACACTTTCCGAATGTCATACAACTTGGCGATATCAGAAAAATAAAAGGTGACAAAATACCACCCGTGGACATTATCTGTGCGGGTAGTCCATGCCAGGATCTGTCGGTGGCAGGGAAAAGAGAGGGATTAAAAGGTGAACGAAGCGGACTATTTAGAACGGCAAATGACATTGTTTCCGATATGCTTAATGCCACAAGCGGAAAATACCCAAAATATTTCGTATGGGAAAACGTACTTGGAGCATTTTCAAGCAATAAAGGGCGTGACTTTCAAGCCGTGCTTAGCGAAATCACACAAGCCGATATTACAATGCCTAAGTCTGGAAGATGGGCAAGAAGCGGAATGGTACGAAGTAAGAGATGTCACCTCGCATGGCGCGTCCTTGACGCCCAATATTGGGGCGTCCCCCAGCATCGAGAGAGAATCTTCCTTATTGCGTGTTTTGGAAATAGGGGGGGGTAGACCGGAAGTACTATTTGAGCCCGAAGGCATGTCAAGGTATTTTGCGGAGAGCGAAAGTAAGGAAGAAGCGCTTACCCGAACTGCTGTACCAAGTACTGAAACATCAGTCTATGATATCGGAAACGGACAAACAAACTCAATAAGAATGAGCGAAAAAGCAGGAGCGCTGAACTGCATGCATGATCAGCGATGTGTGCTTGTAAAAACATACAGAATCGGATCATACGAAAGCGAAGGAATGAAAAGCAAAAATCCGACAGCGGGCATAAAAGAAGTAGACAAAAGTAATACGTTAGATCTAAGCGGAAGCAATCCCGCAAGAAACCAAGGCGGCATCTGTATAAGCGTCCTTGATATGACACATGCACAAGACGTTATCAGAGAAAGAAATGACGGAACAGTGCAGACGCTCAATAGCAGGATGGGGACCGGCGGAAATCAAGTGCCGCTCATATACACATTCAATAGAGACGCAAGCATAAAAAACAACATGCCGATCTATGAAGACAAAACATCTACATTAAAACCATCAACAAGATTAGCAGTTATCTATGCGATTGATTGTAGAAACAGCCGACTTTTGCAAATATCAATGACATTACAGGCAAAAAACCAGGGAGGATATAGTCTCAATTATCAAAATCCGATTATAGTTAAGAATTACGTCCGCCGTCTTACGCCGCTTGAATGTGAAAGACTGCAGGGACTTCCGGATAACTGGACAGAGGGCGGGAGCGATACGGCAAGATACAGAGCGATAGGAAACGGAATGGCACAGCCATGTGCTGACTATGTAATGAGTAAAGTGGTTAAAGATCTTAAGGAGGAAAGATGAATTACATAAAAAAAGTAGCGGAACTCTTGAATGTAGAAGTAGGAGAACACTTCACGATTCATTTCAAGAAAGAAAAAAGACAGATAAAAAACTTCTATTTCAACGAAGAAAAAGGACTGATGATAAAAACAGGCGGAAGTGACGTAAAAGCCAACAGCAGCTTTGTAGAGGGAATACTTACCGGAACATTGGAAATAAAAAGGACAAGAAAGAAATGAAAATACTTGATGCATGCTGCGGCGGGAAAATATTCTGGTACGAGAAAGATCTTCCGATGGTAACATTCCAGGACATCCGTGCGGGAGTAAAAGAATACTCCAGCGGAAGAAAAATAAGGATAGAACCGAACCATATTGGAAACGTCACGGATATGGACTTTGAAGATGAAACATTCGATATTGTTATATTCGATCCGCCGCATATGATCCGCGCAGGGAAAACATCTTGGCTGAACATCAAGTATGGGAAACTGCCGAAAGACTGGGAAACATTCTTCAAAAATGCATTTTCGGAAATATTCAGGGTGCTGAAAGAAAATGGCATATTAATCTTTAAGTGGAACGAAACACAACTCAAATTTGGCGAAGTAATAAAGCATTCGCCGTATAAACCAATGCTTGGAGACCAGAGAGGACAAACGAGATGGACAGTATTTATGAAAAACACAGCATTACATCACAGGAAGGGAGAGGTTTATTGTTAGCGAAACTTTTATACGATGAAGGAGTTAGATATATAGTGAAAAACGAAATTGGGGGAGAGATCTGTTTATTTATGGAGCATCCATCGCTTGAATACCCATTTGTGCTATTAGAAGAATTAAGGAATCTTGATAATGTCTATTTAGCGGAAAAAGGCGGAGAATTATTTGTGGTGAAAGGGTAAAATCATGACAATAAGACAATTCTTTTATAACTTGCGGGAAGTGCAGCCGGTTAAAGTAGAACTTGCGGAAAATGAATATAGAAAATTCAAAGAACAGGTAAACGGAGCCTTACCAGCGGAGCATGTTTCCGGCGGTTCAAATTCAATACAAACTGTTCCGCCAGTGCTTATCCAGTACGAAACAGCAAAAGAAAACTATGAACGGGAAAAAAAGAAATACGAAAAAATGATAAAGAAAGCAGAGGTGTACATAGAAGAATTGGAAAATCCGATACGACACACAATCATGCGGCAGCGGTACCTGCTCAATTGGGCATGGCACACAATTGAAGTTACGAATAACTTCAATTACTACCGGACGATGATGAGAATACACAAGTCTGCATTGGACGAATTAACAAAAAGGCATAAAGAGGTGAGTTTCTGATGTGTATAGGAAGGCAATTGCCATACGTGGAAGAGGGAACAGAGATAAAAGATGGGAAAGTAACAGAAAAAGATATAAAATGCGAATATTGTAAAAATCCTATAACGATAAATATAATAATGCAGGTTTTCAAAAATATCATATGCATACGATGAAATGTTAAAAATGTACTGGAATAGTAAAAGGTAAAATATTTCGTATATTGAGAATTGAGGCGGCAATTCACCGCCCTCTTTTTTATTGCACGGTATAAAGATAATTTATAATAAAATAATTGCACGTGCAAAATGAGCGTGCTATAATATAAACAACAAAAGAGAGTTGCTGGAAATCCGGCAGAAAAGGAGAAGAAAGAATGAAACAAATTATGTACAGATCTTATGTTGAGTACATTTCGTGGGGAGATTCCCGTGAAGAAACGAAAGGAAACAATATACATTTTACATTCTTTGCACCGAGCTGCAGTGATTTTGACTGTATTTTGGTCGAAATTCCGGACAACATGGCGGTGATCCCGACATGGGAACAGACAAGAAAAATACGTTTTTGGGCAAGAAAAATGTCCGAAATTTTAGTCGACGATGAAAGATGTCGGCTAAATGTAAATATGGGGAGACGAGATAGATATTATTATGGTGATATTGAAGATGTTAACGATATCCCGAAAGAATCTTATCTTCCGACAATTAACACGAATAACGGAGTTGTAGCACTAAAAATTATAAATGTGCAATATACAACCGTAAAAGAAAACGCCGAAAAATTCAGCTGTGAGTACATAGAAAACGGGAAAAAACTGATCAGGGATCTGTTAAAAAAAATATCTCGTGAAATAGAAATTCACGATGAAATAAAGATGCTTGAAAAAGACAGAGAGCTCCGAAACGTGACAACAATAGAAGAGCTCAAAGAAGAAATTACAATAGAATCGAACAACTACGGAAAAATAACTGGAAGACCAGGGCAGTATGTAATAACCGTAGCGGACAGGAAGTATTTGATAAAAGGTATGTGGGACCCGATGGACGTTGACGACCGTGATAGCGGGTATGAATACTTCAATGTTTATCCGTTCGATCCAGATGAACTTTGTAGAAAAATTCCAGCCATTGGACTTCCGGAAAACATGCCGGAAGAAATTAGGCAAATGGTTAAAGCAACTGCTGCTTACAGAAATGAATTGATACGAAACATCGGAGAAGAAGATTGGGGCTAAAAGAACACTGCATCCTGAAAAATCATAAACAAAGTTTTTTAATAAAGGAGGATAAAAAATGTATACTGATGCGGAAATAATATATAAAAACGTAAAAAAATTAGAAGAAGGGGTGTATAGAGTCCAGGGGAAAAGACGGACGTGGGAGGGGTTGACAGATATTCAGAAACTCCGCTTTGCGCTAATCGCGGCGGGGGAAGTGTTAAAAACTGTTAAAATCTCCGACGTTGTAAAAGCAGCGGGAATAAAGGGAATGAAGACAAACGAAATAATAATAGCAGCCGGAAATGCAAAAAAGGAGCTTCCGGATTACAGACTTGTAATTATGCGGGAAGACCCGATTGAGAATTACAGTTTACTACAAAACGGTGTATTTACTTGCTGTGAGTTTGATAATCAGTAGATTTTATTAAATAAGAACAGGAGACGCTTAAAAATGAAAACAGAAAAAATAATAAAAAAAGCGGAAAAGCACGAAAGCGTAAGTCTAAACCTACGCACCACAGCTGAAATTCGAGATAGATTCAAAGATCTGTGCAAGAAGAATGGAAGCACCGCAAATAGAACATTAAATGCATTTATGGAAGAGTATATAAAAAAGGAAGAGCAAAAGAACGTAAAAGACCTGAGTGTGTTTGATGGAATCCGCGACTTATCGAGCCGCGGAGAAACATACCGATTCAAAAGAATAGCCGACGGCTATACTGTTTATAAACTAAACGGATATAGCTTTAACAAAATTGGGGTAGTCAAAGCAAAAGAAGATATATCGGACATCGACTTATTCAATTTAGGATGGGAAGTAGACAGGTGATAAAAAATGAAACACATTATAGCAGCAATTTTAAAAGAAAAGCATATTGTAAAAACGTATCCGAGATGGAGTTTATCGCAGATATATAAAGATATTGTGGAACTGCGAAAGAACGACAAAGAATTAAATAGATATATAGCCGTAGAAATGCCGGCTTATGACGAAATGGAAGAGTCGGAGTTATATTTAATCTGGCATAAAGAAGCTACGAAAGAATATCATGCGAGCGGTAAAAAAGCTTATGATATTTTTATGCGAAATCACATACCGAATTTAACTTTAAACGGCAAGAAATACTATTATGATATCAATGAAAATTATAGTAAACGACTTGATATTGGGCGGTTGCTGATAAATTTAAAAGGCAGCATTATTCTTGCAGTGAAAAAAGGACTTGATTCTAAAGATGGATTGTTCGGCGTAATAAACACTGGGATTGATACATTTACAGTAAAAGTTAAAGAAGAAAAAAAGAACTATCTATTTATTGCATATGCGTATAATGACGAGGATATTGAATCTGCGAAAGATGATTACCGAAAGCTTTGCATCGGCAATTATATATATGACGAACTGGAATTAGATGTGGATGACGCACTTCTGATATTAGCGAAATAGTAAAAAGAAATAGATGTCACATAGTGTCACTGCATGTCGCTTGCGGTCATGCGTGACAAAGTGATAAATTAAAGTTGAATAAGTATGAAAGAACATCATGATACCGTCCGAAAGGGCGGTTTTGTATTTCCGGCGGCACTCATTGTGAGTGCCTTTTTTAATGAAAGGAGGCTGCCGTGGCAAAAGGAAAATTTGAATACTGGCGAACGAAAGATGGACTTTTGCAGATAGCAGCCTGGGCAAGAAACGGACTTATAGACGAGCAGATCGCTCACAACATGGGCATTCGCAGAAGCACCCTTTCGGAATGGAAAAAGAGATTCCCGGACATAGCAGACGCCCTAAAAAAAAATAAAAACATAGTAGACATAGAAGTAGAAAATGCACTCTATAAAAGGGCCGTGGGCTATGAATTCGAAGAAACAACAATAGAAATAGATGACGAAGGCAAGAAAAAAGTAAAAAAAACAACAAAACAGATGGCTCCGGAAACATTGGCAATCATATTCTTCTTGAAAAATAGAAAACCGGACGAATGGCGGGATAAAAGAGAAGTCGAAGTCAAAGGAGAAATCAGCATGACAAACGCTTTGAAAGCAGCACGGGAGCGCGTGATAAAAAATGAATGAAATCATTGAACTTGTCGAAGCATTAGGCGAATACACGCACGACCCCTTAAAATTTGTCTACTTTGCATTTCCATGGGGAGAACCAGGGCCGCTGGAAAAAATGAACGGTCCCGAAGAATGGCAGAAAGACATACTGAAGGATATAAGGGACGGCGTGAAAATCAAAGACAACGTGGTCAGAGAAGCCGTGGCATCAGGGCACGGGATAGGAAAAAGTACGTTAGTCGCATGGCTTATCCTCTGGGCAATATCAACACACGAAAACACAAGGGGAGTTGTCACCGCTAATACAGAAACACAGCTCCGAACCAAAACGTGGCCGGAACTCATAAAATGGTACAACCTGTTTATCGGGCGGCCTTTGTTCACAGCGACAGCCACCGCCATATTTGCGAACGAACCGGGAAAAGAAAAAAACTGGCGAATAGACGCCATACCATGGAGTGATAACAACACAGAAGCCTTTGCAGGCTTGCATAACCAAGGAAATAGGATACTGATGCTTTTCGATGAAGCGTCAGCTATATCCAATCAGATCTGGGAGGTAGCCGAAGGTGCCATGACGGATAAGGATACAGAAATCATATGGTGTGCATTCGGAAACCCCACAAGAAACACGGGAAGATTTTACGACTGCTTCCATAAATTCAGAAGTCTTTGGAATAAAAAACAAGTAGACTCAAGAAGCGTTTCATTCTCAAACAAAGGACTCATACAGCAGTGGATAAACACTTTTGGAGAAGACAGCGACTACGTAAGAGTCAGAGTCAAAGGACAATTCCCGAACGCAAGTTCACTACAATTAATCTCAACAGAACTGGCGGAAAAAGCGCGGGGAAGAAACCTGCGACCGGAACAATTTAACTTTGCTCCCGTTATTATCGGGGTAGACCCTGCGTGGATGGGAGATGACGCTACCGCTATATGGCTGAGACAAGGACTAATGGCAAAACGGCTCAAGAAAATACAAAAAAACAACAACGATATAGCCGTAGCTAACTTGATAGCAAGATATCAAGACGAATACAAAGCAGATGCCGTCAATATAGACATGGGCTATGGCACAGGAATCTATTCGGCAGGGGAAACCATGGGACGGCATTGGAACCTAATCCCATTCAGCGGAGAATCTCCCGATATGGCATGTAAAAACATGCGGGCGTATATGTGGGACCAGATGAGAAAATGGCTTGCGAACGGCGGGGCATATCCCGATGATCAGCAGATGCAGGACGATCTGACAGGAGTAGAAATCAAACCGACAGAAGACGGGAAACTCCAGCTGCAGTCAAAAGAATACATGAAACAGAAAGGCATTCCATCCCCTAACGATGCGGATGCCTTAGCTTTGACATTCGCCGTTCCGGTGATCAGGGCACCCAACAAGAAAAGAGTCAATACAAAATATCAATTATTTACTTAAAGGAGGTACTTAAATGTGTTCAGCATTATTCGGAGGGAAACAAAGCGTAAGCACTCCGGAAATTAAACAAGTAGCGCCGTCTGCAACCACAATCACCAATGCAGACATTGACGCTGGCGGAAACGCCGATACCGAAGCCGCTAAAAAAAGAAAACAGAAACAAGGATATGCGGCAACAAGACTGGCGGACGTTGCACCGACCAATACAAAATCAACATTGGGGTAAAAAATGGAGAGACTATCAATAACAGCCGCTGCCCTGCCAGCGGACCAGCCGACAATCCGAGCGCCGGATAAACAAAGCGTTCTTCATCGTGTAAAAGCCATGCGGGAGTATCGGCGGGAATACGAAGAAAGATGGAAAGACATAAGAGATCATCAACTTCCCTTCATCGGGGAATTTGGAGACACCGCCGATGCAACAAACAAAGCCCGAAGAAAAGACCTTATGATCTCAAACGGTGTAGCGTGGCTTGCTAATATCGCGTTTGCCGCAGGGATGGAATCCGGACTCACACCGCCGTCAAGACAGTGGTTTAAATTCGGCTTTTCAAACAGCAGCGCAAACGAAGACATGGAAGCCGCAAGAGTCCTCGACATCCGACAGGAAATCGTGGAATACATGCTACATCGTTCCAATTTCTATAACTCCATTCATTCATGCTACATGGAAATTGCACATGGACAGGCACCTTTGGGTGTATTTGCATCCCCGGAAACAGGCGTGAGATTCCAGCAGTACACCATAGGAACATACTACTTAGCGAGCGGAGCAAGCGGGAGAGTAGATACATTCTGCAGAGAATTCCAGATGACAGCAGACCAGCTCCTGGAACAATTTGGAGAAGAAAACCTGCCGCATGCCGTCAAAGACGCCCTGCAGAATGAAAACGGAAGATACAATAAATCATTTACCACCTATTGGCTTGTCATGCAGAACAGATACAGGACAGTCGGACAAACGGGAAGTAAAAATATGCCTTACACCTCGCTTTACTGGATAGATAAACAATCAGTAGACGAAGGGAAAGGCTTTTTATTTACCGGCGGATTTGAAGAATTCCCTGTACCAACGGCAAGATACCAGACCATAGAAGGAAGTCCCTATGGAAAAGGACCAGGATGGTACGCCGAAGGCGATGCAAGAATGCTGCAGATCATGAAAAAAGACTTCCTGACGGCGGTAGAACTCATGGTAAAACCACCAATGAAAGGACCCGCCAGTGTAGGAGATATAGGAGGCGTTGATCTGATACCGGGCGGGTATACAAACCTAAACAATACGGGAACCAATCCAACAGTAGAACCTCTCTTCCAAGTGCCGGGAAATCCGGAATGGCTTGCCACAGAAATCCAACGGACAGAAGAAAGCATAAGAAGAACCTACAGCGCAGACCTTTTCCTTATGCTCGACTCCATCGACACCCCGCAGATGACAGCGCGGGAAGTTATGGAACGCCAGCAGGAAAAACTCCAGCAGCTGGGACCCGTGGTAGAACGCCTGCAGGATGAATTCCTTTCTCCGATTATCGAAAGAGTCTATAACATCGCCGAAAGAATGGGACTATTCCCGCCACTGCCGGAAGAACTTGCCGAAAGAATGGCAGACCAGGACATAAAGATAGAATACATCTCACCTCTTGCCCAAGCGCAGAAAATGAGCGGCCTTGTCAATATCGAACAAGCCGTATCCTTTGCCGGACAAATGGCGCAGATCTATCCGGAAGCCCTGAAAGCCATCGATCCGATCGGCACTGTCAAGAGATACTTTGAACTCCTTGGAGCTCCTGCCGTCATGCAGAGAAGCACAGAAGAAATCATGCAGATGATAGCAGCCGAACAAGAAGCCATGGAACAGCAGCAAGAACAGCAGTACATGATGCAGCAGGCACAAGCCATGGCACCGGCGGCACAGGCGGCAAAGAACCTGACAGATGCTGCCAATGATGGAAACCCTGCATTGCAGAACCTCTTGGGGATAGGTGGTGGATAAATGAAAACAAATGTAACAGAGCACGATGTGCTCATCAGAAAATACATAGAAAAACAAAAAAGAGAAGAAGACGTAAAAGCTATCAGAACCGTTTTGAAAAGCAAAGCGGGGAGATGGTTTTTTATTCACATTCTTGAAATGACAGGCTACAAAGCCGAAACATTCACGGGAAATTCGCAGACATTCTACAACGAAGGCAGAAGGTCAATCGGGATCCAGATAGAAAAAGAGATGGTCGAACTCTTAGGAAAAGAAGGATTCGAACTAAGACAAAAAGCCGAAAAAGAATACATCGAATTTCAATTCAAAGCAAAAGCATTATTAGAAAACAAGGAGGAATAACAAATGGAAGGCGTACAGAACCAGCAGGCACAGGCGAACAATAACACGGATCCGCAGAACCCGCAGGTAGAACCACAGGTACAGAATCAAGAACCGGGAAGACTGGCACAGCAGGCAGGCACAGAACCGCAGGCACAGAACCAGGAACCGGATCCGCAGAACCCGCAAGGTGCACCGGAAGCATACGATTTCACATCGGCATTGCCCGAAGGCGAAACCTTAGATGAAGCCATTTCACAGAAATTCGGTGAAATTTGCAAAGGAATGAACCTCACTAACGAACAGGCAAACCAGATGGCCGCGTACGGTTTTGAGTACGGGAAAGGGCTTATCCAGCAAATGAACGACATGCGGGAAGCACAGTACGACAAGTGGCAGGAAGAAACCAAGAAAGAACTTGGAGCAGACTTCCAAAAAACCATGAACGAGTACGGTGCAGGACTCCAGCACCTGGAAAAAACCTGTCCAGGAATAAGGAAACTCCTAAGCGAAACAGGAGTAGGAGATCGTATAGAAATCGTACGTGCCTTTTCGGAACTGGGGAGACTTGTTTCGGAAGACGGCGGCGTCGGCGGAGGTAATCCGCAGGGAGGGAAAACCTCTATGTATCCCAATACCAATTTTGAAAACTATTAAGGAGGACTAAGAAATGGGAGTAGCATTAACATTAAACGATTTAAGAAAAAGACAGGCACCGGACGGATCCATTGATGTGGTTATTGAAACACTCGTCCAGTCCAATCCAATTTTAGAAGACGTAAGATGGGCAGAAGGAAACCTGCCCACAGGCAACCAGACTACGCAGCGGAACGGCTTGCCCGAAGTACATCTTAGGCAGATTAACCGCGGCGTGCCGGTAGGAAAATCCAGCACCAAACAGGTAACAGATACCTGCTGCCTGATGGAATCCCGCTCCGAAGTGGACGTGGAACTCGTGTCCCTTGCTCCGGATAAAGAGGCTTTCAGAACATCCGAAGACATGGCATTCGTGGAAGCCATGGGTGAGGCAGTGGCTCACCACATGTTCTACGGAAATTCCGCAAAGAATTTGGATGAATTCAACGGACTGGGAATCCGCTACAACAAATACGGCGGCAAAAAACACGACGCCTCTTACCAGGTCATCAATGCCGGCGGAACAGGGAAAGGCAAACTTTCTTCCGCATTTCTTGTGGGCTGGGGAGACCGTGCCGTTACAGGCATTTACCCAAAATACGGCTATGCAGGATTGAAACGCCAGGACCTGGGAGAGGTAGATGCCATAGATGCAGATGGATATAAATTCCGCGCTCTTTCCACACTCTTCAAGTGGAAACCTGGACTTGCCGTCAAAGATCCTGAAATGGTTGCCGCAGTAAGGAATATTGATTTAGGAGCCGTGAACGCCGCAGCGGCCACTGTGGAACAGAAAAAAGCGGTAGTAGACGCCATGATTCGTGCGCAGGGACGCATGAGGAATCTCAATACCGTCCATCCCGTATGGTACGTGTCCCCGGAAATGTATACATTCCTTACCATCTTCTATAGCGATAAGGCTAATTCCTACATCACCCGCCGCGAACTGATGGAAGGTCCGGTAACAATCTCCGTAAACGGTATTCTTGTACGCAAAGAAGACGCCCTCGTGGACACCGAAGACGCCATTACAGAAAATAAATAAGGAGGACTAAAAATGATTATTGATGCAGAAAACACCTTTTTCTATGAACAGGACCTGTCCAAAGGGACTAAATCTACAGTAGTCAGTAACGGCGAAGGCGGTGACGCATATAATCCCCTCTGGCTGAAAGCTATTGTGTTGAAACCGCTTTCTGCGGCGGCAACAATCACGCTTAAAACCGCGGATAAAGAAGATATGACAGGGGCCGTCACGCTGACAACTCTCTCCCTCGCAAAAGACGAAGGAGCCGGTGCGGCGGTAAAAGTACCCGCAGGCTGTAAGAAATACCTGCAGGTTGAAGTAGCAGGAGCCACCACGGGAACCGTTCGGGCATTCCTTACAATGGATGTGGACATGGTATGAATGGAATCCACTTTGGACAAGCGGTAGGAGGGCGGAAATTGGAAGACCTTTCCGCCAATGAACTACGCGCCAGATTAATCCGTGCAGGGAAAGATGTTCCGAAGGACATTAAAACCAAAGAAGAACTGGTAGAGCGGGTAAAGAAATACTGTTAAAGACAAAGAGGACGGCGCAGAAGCGTCTCCTCTTTTTCTATGTTTACTACTCTTAAAACTACTTAAAAAGTAGTAGATAGAGAAAAGGAGGATCTATGAACAGTACAGACATTTGTAACATGGCCCTTGCTTATATCGGGCAAGGCAGAATAGCATCAATTGAAGAAGAATCGGAAGAAGCAATTCAGTGCGGTATATTCTATGACCATTTAAGAAGAAAACTCCTGTCCGAACACAGATGGGGATTTGCGGAAAGATATGTAAAACTCGCACTCTTAAATGAAAAAATCCCCGGATGGAAGTACATCTATGCCTACCCGGCAAAATGCCTTGTCATCCGAAAAATCTACGAAAAAGAAAGCGCAAGAGAAATAGGAAAAGAAGACTACTTCATTTCAACGGTAAACGACTCAACAAAAGTAATCTGCACAGATATACAAAACGCCTATGCAAGCTATACCGCAGACGTGGAGAACGGGGAACTGTTCACCGATTACTTCATTGAGGCACTGTCTCATTCTTTAGCGGCAAATATAGCAGTACCTTTGTCGGGAAGTCCCAGTACTGCAAATTTGCAGTATCAACTTATGCATCAGGCGCTGATTAATGCGAAACAGGAAAGCGCCGTACAGAATCATCACGAAACGACATATCCTCACAAATATTTCAATATGAGAGGCTAATATGCAAAGAGAAACTATCTATCACATTCAATCATCCTTTGCCACCGGAGAAATATCCCCGGAAGTCGCAAACAGAATAGACCTGGATAAATACGCAGCCGCATTGCTTACGGCGGAAAATGCCTATATACGTCCTTATGGCGCGGTGTATAAACGTGGAGGAACCTTGTACTGTGGAAAGACAAAAAATGAAAAAGTAATTCTAAAAGAATTTACAACAATAGACAGTTCATTCATGCTTGAAATGGGAGACAGATATATACGAATTTGGAAAGGAAACAGATATACAGGAGTAGAACTTGTCACACCATTCGCAGAAGATGAACTGAAAGAACTAAGAACATGCCAGTCTGCTGATGTGATGTTTATTGCATCAGGCACACACCCTATCCAGAAACTATCAAGATACAGCGACACCAACTGGACAATCGGAGACTATGAAATAAAAAAGCCATACTTCGATATTTCACTTTCAACAGAAATGGAAGGGAAAGTAGATACATCGTACAATTCCGCAGGAACATACACATTCAATTGTAAAAGAGACGGCACGTATACGGTAACCATAGCGGGCGGCGGTGGTGGCGGAGCTGGCGGGAAACGCATAAAAGGGTATAATAATCATTACATAAAAGGCGGTGACGGCGGCAGCGGTGCCCTTGTAACGCAAAGAATAGATCTGAAAAAAGATAACTCTTATACAATAGTCGTAGGAGCGGGCGGGACCGGCGGTAAAGGAACCGATGGCGAGCCAGGAACAGATGGAACCCAATCCTCTTTCAACGGAATTACCGCAGAAGGCGGAAAACATGGTCGCGAAGAAACAAACGGCGCAAACATGGGTAATGGCGGTGCCGGTGGCATAGGCGGAACGGGGAAAGAAAATGGATTTCCTGGAAATCCTGGATGGGTAAACATAAAACTGGAAGCCGATCTGTCAATAGTGCCATCGGGGAAAACAGGAACCATTAAACTATATGCAAATAAAAACTATTTTTCAGAAAATATGATCGGCGCCTATATACAGCTCAACCAGGAAGTAGACTCGCAGACTGTGACACAAAACGGCGGCGGGACATCGGGAGAAGTACTCTGTGGAAAATCATGGAAGATCATTACCCATGGTACATGGACAGGAACCGTGACAGTGCAGAAAAGCACAAATAATGGTCCGTGGAAAGATTACAGGACATATAAATCAAACGATGACTTCAATGCATCAGAATCAGGAACGGTAGAAGAGTATACAAGGTTAAGAATTGTATCTACGGCAGGGAATACAGACCTCACCGCACTACCATATACACACGTAGGCATGGTAAGAATCACCGGTTACATCTCTCCGGAAGAAGTCAATGCGGAAGTCATAGATCCACTTGCAAATACAAACCCGGCGGATTACATCTGTTTAAACGCATGGAATGACCAATTTGGTTATCCATCGGCTATAGGTTTCTTCCAAGACAGATTATGTGTAGCCGCCACAAAAAAACAGCCGTATATGCTGTGGCTCTCAAGAAGCGGGGACTATAATAACTTCTCCGTAGAAAAAACATCCGGAACCGTCACGGATGATTCGGCGGTAGCCTTGGCGTTTATTAATAGAAAACAACAGACCATAGAGCACCTTGTGCCGGAATCAGATTTAGTCATAATGACAGGCGGAAACGAATGGATCCTTTCCGGCGGAACAGCGGTCACACCAACAAAAGCAAACCCCAAAATGCAGACATCCAGAGGGACGACCAATGTCATTCCTTTATCCATCGGCGGGCGGGTCATCTTCGTGCAGCACAGAGGAAAAACCGTGAGAGACATGCAGTATCGTTTTGAATCAGACTCCTACGATGGGGCAGATCTAACACTCTTGGCAAAACACATTACCAAAAAAACAACCATAGAAGATATGGACTACATGCAGGAGCCGGACTCAAAACTGTACTTTGTCCTTTCAGACGGAACAATGGCTTGCCTTTCCTACGTACAAGACCAAAAAGTATATGCCTGGTCAAGAATAAAAACAGAAGGAAAAGTCATGGCAGTCTGCAGTGTGGAAAATCAAAACGAAGATAACGTGTACATCGCGGTAAAAAGGGGAGATCAAACATACATAGAAGAACTATGTAACAATAAAGAAACAGAAAATCCAAAAGACTATGTCATGCTGGACGCTTCTGTGAAAATTACAGAAACCACGGCAAAAGGATCTGTCCCTCATTTGCCCAATGCCAAAATAGGAGTTTTGGCAGATGGAAGATACTATGAAAAAATCCAAACGGACGAAGGCGGAAACTTTACACTTCCACAGGAGGCATCCTATATCATCGCAGGACTGCCCTATACAATGACGGTAGAACTTCCCAGCTTGGAAATAAACACCAAAACAGGAACCATCCAGGGACGGAAAAAGAAAGTCTCCGCCGTAACGCTGAGACTGAATCATTCCCTTGGCGGACGGGTAGGAATAGAAAAAACAAATACATTACCTATCAAATACGATGAATTTTCGGAACAAGATGTTGTTCTGTACAGCGGAGATAAACACATCACCATGCCGAACAGAGGATTTGAACTTACAGGGAGAACAGTCATCACATCAGATGAACCATACCCGTTTAACCTGTCGGCAGTCGTAAGAGAGGTAGAACTCGATGGATAACTACGGAAAAATCACCATAGAAAAAATAAAAGAACAAGATGTTCCTTGGCTGACAAAATACATCTTTAAAAACATGAGACCTATGGATAAAAAAGAAATCACCGCCATTTGTGATCATGGAGAAGAAGCCGTGAGACAATCCATTATTTTATCCGATGAAGCCTATGTGGCCAAGAACGGAGAACCCGTCATGATATTCGGTTTCGTAAAAAAGTCCTATTGCATATGGGCATTGGGAACCGTCCTTGTAGATCTGTACCAAAAAGAACTTGTAAAAATAGGAATGCAGTACATTAATGACTGTAAAGAAAAATATGGATACATGACGAATTGGATCCATGAGGACAATATAAAAGCGCTCCGATACATTAAACGTGCCGGGGCGCTTTTTACAGATACATGCAAAACAGAAAAAGGAGATATTTTTGTGAGATTTGAAATAGGAGGGAAATAATGTGCAGTGTAATGGGCGCCATGATGGGGCTCCAACTTATATCGGGGATTAATCAGAACAGGCAGATAAAACAGCAGACCGCAGCGCAGGTGTCTGCATATAACGCGCAGGCACAGGCGGCAGATCAGAATGCAAGAATAATGGACCGGCAAAGAGAACAGATTGCGGAAAACTACGCACAGCAGCAGGAAAAATTGGATAGTAAAAGAAGACTCATTTTGGGGCAACAAGCGGCATCTGCAGGAGCATCAGGACTGGATAATATAGGAAGCGTTCTTGACGCAAACAGCGCAGCTATAAGCGAATACAGACAAGACAGTATGAATCTTTTGGGCAACCAAAGAAATGATACCTTAGACGCATATATAAACCAGGTCAATTATGAGAACCAGGCAAACGCCGCAAGAGCCTCCGCGGCGAACGCAAAAGCACAGGGGAAATCCCAAAGATTGGCAAACTTCATTTCAACTGCTGCAGGGATGTTTGGGACGTATAAACAATTCGCAGGAGCAAGCCTGCCGAAACCTGCAGGAATGAATATGAGAACAGGATTTGAAGGGAGCCTTACCGGCGGAAATCTGACCTATACCACTCCTGCTCCCATGTACACAAGAAATGCCATGAGTACAGGATTTACCACCAAAGTAGGGCTGACACAGACGAAAGACATCATAGGGCAAGGCATAGGAAAACACTATGATCCGTGGCGTTCCATCTGGAGGAAATAATGAAACTCACACAATACGACTCGACAATAAATAGAAACCTCTCAAACGCAAAAATAAACCCCATTACAGATCCCAATGCTTATGGCGCGAACGTAACAGGTACAGAGGCTTTGGGAAACGCTTTGGGGCAGGTGATTGATGCAAGAACAAAAGCATGGATGAAAGACCAGAATGATAGAGTCGTTGATGCGACAAACGAATATAACCGACAGATTAATTCCCTTTTGTATGACGAAAAGAACGGATTAACAAACACCATGCAGGGGAAAAACGCCGAAGGACTCCAAGCGGCTTATCAGCAGAATGAAGAGAAGATTCGCCAGCAGATTATGAGACAATACGGAATAAGTTCAGAGTATGCCAACAGAGCATTCCGTAACCAGGTAGAAACATCTATCACATCCAACTTGGACAGCATAGATAAATTCCAAAGAAAAGAATTTCTCTCCTATGCAAGCAATCAGATGACAGAAATGAATGAAAACGCCATCAACTCAATTGTGAGAAGTCCGGACAGTTTTGAATCAGTTTATGGAAATATGGAAACCACATCAAGGGCAATCATGGCAGGCACAGGAATGGACGAAAAATCCATAGACATTAAACAAAGAGCCATCCTGGATCATACAGCGGAAACCGTTCTCTCCACATTAGCCGCGTCCAACGATTATGAACGGGGAAATAAACTCATCGGGCAATTAAGAGCAAGAGGTGGGAATGAAGTCATTTTAAAGAAATACGAAACATTATTTACCGGTAAAAAAGTAGCAAAGACCACAAAAGACAGCGCGGAAACATGGCTGAATAACCATCCGGAAATGATGGGAAAATCCAAAGAAGAAGTATGGGAAGCCTACAGAAAAGAAAATCCGTTGTCTTTCGGGAAAGATATAAAGGGCATTGCTACCGGGAATGAATCCTATGATAAATGGGATTCATTTTTTAGAAAAGCCCAAAAAGAAACAGGGCTTTCCGATGAACAGATAAGAAACCTGAAAGCCATGTGCATGCAGGAATCCACCTTTAATCCAGAAGCCTATCATGATGATAATGACGGAGATCCTACCTTAGGACCATTCCAATTTAAATCAGATACAGGCCTATCTGTAGGACTGGATCCGGCGGATAGAAAAGATCCGGAAAAAAGCATCATAGCGGCGGCAAAACTGTACAAAAAAGATTTGGAATACCATGGTGGCGATGATGAACTGGCAATCCTTTCCCATAACGGAGGCGCAGGAGGGACAGAAGCCGCAAGAAGAAACAACTATCTAAACGATGTATCAGAACGCTATAAAGAACTATACGGAGAGGAATTGGGACATCATGTTATGTCTGACGAGGAAAAAGACGCACTGGAAGAGACCGAAAGGAATTCCTTCTTCTCTGTCTTTGGGGAACATCTCCAGGCAAAAAAAGCCAAAGAAACAGAAATGATGAACAACCTGCAGATCCAATTGATGGACATGGCGGAAAATGGAACATCGAACGAAGATATGTATGAATTCATAAAATCCAAAGGAGTAGAAAATCCAGAACTTTTGAACAACGGGTTCTATCGCAGTTTGAGATTAAGCGCATTAAAAGCCGTAAAAGGGGAAGATGCATATGGGGGTTTTGGAACAAAAGAGAATCAAAATAAAGCATTTAAAGGAATGATGGAAAGAATTGGAGTGCTGATTTTAAAAAAAGAAGATTTAGATGAACGGATTAAAGAATATGCAGATAGAGGGCAGGCATTCTCTGCGGAACAATTGAGTGAAATGGAACAAGAACTAAAGAGGGCGCAGGCAGGAGAAGGGAAATATGCCATCAAAATAGACGAAGATAAAAATGATGTAATGGACATGACGGGGTTAGCAAAGCCGGAAATCGAAAAATATTTTCCGGAAGCAAAAAAGATCGTTATGCAGAAAGCATTTGAATTTAAAAGTAAAAACGGAAGAGAACCCAATCAATTTGAAAGAAAAGGAATGTGGATAGAAGCCTACACACAGAAGAAAGTGGGACCGGATTATGGATTCTTTGGAATGAGTACACCGGAAGCCAGTAAGGCACAATTAATGGAACTTGGGATAAAGGACGTGTTCTATACGTATGATGATAAAGGAATAGATGCAGTAGACTACTACGGAAGACATCACTATATTCCCGCAGAAGACTGGGATAAAGTCAAGAAAAACGAAGTAAATATAGAAGATTATTAAGGAGAAAACCATGAACGAGTATAATGCAGCACCCAATCAGGATCCTATTGAAGAGATGATGAAGGAAAGCAAAAATGAACATAAAGAAATGATAAAAAGAGATGTAGATGCAATTTCGGCTGGGATAAATCCTTTTGGTGTCAATGAAGATCTAAGAATGACTCCTACCATTGACGCCACCCCTCACCAAGAACCGAAAGGGATTTTAGAAAAAATTGGAGATGGAATCAGCGGTGCGGCAGAAAGCATTTCAAACGCCGCCAAAAGCTGGGCGGATAATAGGCTCCAAAACATGAGCATGGATATCTACAGCAACCTCTATGATCCTGATCCGGATAAGGAAAAACGTTTGGAACAGGCACATAAAATAGGGGATCCGTTGGGACTTCCAGCGCAAATGCTTGTGGACAGTAAAGAAGCCTATGAAATGGCACAGAACCAGTATGCCTGGATGAAAACACAAGAAATCATGCAGGGACGTCCGTTCTCTGCCAATGCCTTAAAAGAACTCTATCCGGAACTGGCGGAGATCGCCATGAATGATCCTGTGTCGGCGTCACTTGCTTTAAAACAAGCAGATCAGATACTCCATGATAGAGGAGTCATCACAGGAGCCACAGCCGGAAAAATCAGCGGAGAACCGTCATCTATAGGCGAAGCATTCAAAGCCTTTACCGATGCATGGGAAGCCGGACAAAACATGGACAAGATTTCTGAAATCGGTTATGCGGCCAGGAACGGAGACATTACTGATGAAGAAATGAATAGAAAAATAGAAGCCATTAACGCAAGAACCAAAGAATATGACGGCGATTCCACCATAGGACTGATTGCAACCGAAACCGTAAAACAGTTTTCCATGATGGGGGCAGGAATGCTGAGAAGCCTCCCGGAAGGAGCGGCGGCAGGGTTAGCCATAACCTCTGTCTTGGGGGCGCCGGTCGTGGGAGGAATCATGGCCGCCACCATCTTTGCATCATCCTTTAGATCAAACATGGGGATGAACTACTACCGGCTGGCGAACAAGAAAAATGCGGATGGTACAAATATGTATTCAAGAAACGAAGCAAAAGGGATGGCCACCCGTGAAGCCGTACTGCAGGCAGGCGTTGAAACAGGACTGATGTCACTTGCCTATGGGACATTGGCAAAAGTTGTAGGGGGAAATGCGGCTAAAGCCGCCATCATGAATGCAGGCACAAGGAATAAACTTCTGTCCGCAAGCCGCGGGGCAATGAGGAAATATGCTTTGAAGGAGGCCGCAAAACAATATGCCAAAGGTACAGCGGCGGAAATTGCAGAAGAAGGCTGGCAAGATCTGATCTCTAACGCTGATGAAAAAATGATGGGAAGAGATAAGAACATGACATGGAAAAACATGTGGAACAGCGCTTTTGACGCTATGGTGGAAGCCATACCGGCGGCGGTAGGGATGGGCATGCCAGGAGCCGTCATTTCCGGCGGTGGTAATTATGCAGGATTGAAACGACTGACAAAAGAAGACTGGCATGCCGCAAGAGAAGCATTCTACCGTGAGAATGAAAAAGAAATGACACAAACCGTCATTAAAGAAAGAGAACAAAACAAAGTCTTCAAGATAGATCCGGAAGTCTATGCACAAAAGACACAGGCACAGCTCGATAAAGAAGGAATGGGAACCATATACATTGATGCTGCCGGTGCTGCCGAAACAGAAGAAGGAAGAACTGCATTGACGCAGCTCGTGACGGACGGAATCGCCACAGCAGAGCAAGTGGACGATGCAGTGAAAGAAGGAACACAGCTGGAACTGAAAGCCGGTATCTACATGCAGAAAATTTCCGAAGAATCTGCAGAGACACTCTCTAATCATGCCGCTTTCGATAAAGACGGGCAGACACTCCATGATATTGAAGAAGCAAGAAAACATATAGAAAAAACAAGACAGATATTCAACGCAACAAAAGAAGCAAGAGAAGCAGAAGTGGCAAAAACAATCCTTGACCGTGACTTCACTGATCCGGAACAGAAAAACGCCATGGAAAAAATCTTTGCAGAAGGCATGGATGACATAAAAGAAAACTATAAAAAAGTAAAAGCAGAAGCACTAAAAACCTATGAAGAACTCATCAACTATAAATACTACGCGGACTATGAACCGCAAGGAGTAGAAAAAGTTCCCGTGTATGAATGGTCCAGAGACTATGAACATGGAGGAGTCATCACAAGCGGGTATATAGGCGGATCCTACATCCGAACGACAAATAATGACAGGTGGTATGCAAACGCCTGGAAGAAATACGGAAGAAAACCGAACAAAAGAGAACTCTATGATATAGCTGAACAAGAAGCCATTAATGAAATAGACAGCACATCAGCCTTTTCAGAAGAAGAAAAACAAGGATATATCAATTCCATCAAAGCGGCAAGAAAAGAAGTAGAAACCATTGAATCCCTGGAAGACTATGTAAAAGAACTGGACACAAGAGACATTGCCGCAAGGACACTCTTGTCGCAAAAAGCCTATGACGATGTGTACGCTCCTACACTGGAACAACTGAAAAAAGCTCCTGCCAAAGCAGCAGAAGCGGCAGAAGAAAGCGCTTTTGTGTACGCAAGACTGGTAGATAACTTCTCCAAGATCTATAACCTGCCGATTGAAAACATTGTAGCGTCAATCCAAAACGGCGGGGAAAAGAAAGGATTACGTCAAAACGTCATCTCTGCAGAAGAAAAGCTGGAAGAAGATACTAAAAAATTTTCGGAGAAAATAGATCTATTCATGGAGAATAAGCTCAAAGGCGGTAATGTGAAAGTTATGACAACACCGTTAGTGATGAAACTGGCAGGAGCAGAAATTCTTCCGATATATGTTCATCAAAATGTGCTTTCAAAGATACTTAAGCATACAGAAGATAAGACGGGGAAACATGGACATGCAGATGAAATGACACCAGAACTCATGAAACAACTACCGAGTGCTATTGCAGATCCGATGGCAATTGTTGAAAACGAAGGGAAACCAGTAGTTGTCACTACGTTAGTAGATAGAAATGGAGATACTATTATTATTCCATTCACATTGAATAAAAAAGTAGGAGCAAGAATATATTATGATGCAAATATTATAGAATCTGTTTATGGTAAAAGAGATAGCGTATGGATAAAATCCAGACTTCTGACAAGTGCGAAATATATAAATAAAAAAAGAACTAATGACTGGTTGCAATCTGCCGGGCTCCAATCGCCCATAGAGGCAACCATTTCATTCAGTTCTAACCAAAATATACCAAACGAAAGTGATCTTGTCAAATTAAAGGAACAGAATCAAGAATACTATCAAACGATAAACAAAGACGCGGATATATTCTTCCATGGCGCGGTGGATCCTGTAGAAGGTGACGTGATAAAAGAAGGATATTTTCATGGAATGTTTTATAGCAGCAGTAGAAATTCTGCACTTGGACACGGAGACAGAATATATATTTCAGAAGTAAATGAAGACGATGTTATAAGTGCCAAAAGTTTAGCGTATGAAGATGGAGTATACGAAATATTTGAAAAGAAATATGGAGATGATGCTGAATTAATATATGACTTAACAACAGAATCAAGAAACGTTTGGAATTTAAACGAAGAAGAAAAACAAAAAGTATATGAATTGTTAGGGTGCACGGACGAAGCGGATGCGGATTTCATGATACAAAAAGAGGCCGCGCTTGTTGCTGATGAATTGGGATATAAGGCGGTAGCTGTGGAAGATGAACACGGGACGAGTTACATTATTCTGCCGGGAAATGAAGTGTATGAAGAAAGCGTCTACGAAAAACTGAATCCGGATTATAATTACAGGGTTTATCGGCAGGAACACAAAGGAGCCTACGCAGGAGCCTATGAAGCAGACCAGAACATTCTCCACGTCTTTGAAGCGGCTAACCAATCCACCGTTGTGCATGAAAGTGCCCACTGGTGGCTGTCCATGCTGAACAACATCGCCATCGATCCGGAATTGAAAGAACTTGCCAAAGAAGACAAAGTAATGGAAGCCACACTGCAGAAAGCACAAAAAGACAGAGACGCCATCCGTGCGTGGGCATCCTACTACCCGGATGTCATGAAAGAATACAAAGGCACCTTGATTGAAAAAGAATTTAAAGAATATGAAGCTGCCATCAAGAAAGATCCGGAAAACAAAGAACTGCAGGAACGATTCATCCAGGAACGCTTTGCAAGAGGATTTGAAAGATACCTTTTGACGGGAAAAGCACCAACCAAAGAACTGCAGGGAACTTTCCGGCGGTTCAAAAAGTGGCTGATCAATCTCTATAAAACAACAAAAGAAATCATAAAGAATCCGGAAAACTACTTGGGATTAAAAGACCCGACTGATGAAGTAAAAGAAATCTTTGACCACATGGTAGCATCAGAAGAAGAAATAGAAGCCTGGGCAGAAGAAAAGAGGTGGAATCTCCTCTATGATGACAGCCTTGACTATACGCAGACCGAAAAAGAAAACATAAAAAAATGGGAAGAAAGCGTCAAAGAAATTGCTAAAGAAAACGCCATTAAATACTTCATGGAAAAACTCCACGGACAAGCCATGGTGGACTTTGAGGAAAACATCCTTCCCCAAAAAGTAGAAACATTTGAAAGAAAACTGGGGAGCCAAAGAATATATGGACTGGAAATGCTGAAAAAAGGAAACGTCTTCCCTACAAAGAAAGAGTGGATAAGGGCACTTAAAGAAGAAGGATTTACCGAAGAATCATATAAAGACGCTGTACAAGAAGCAGGCGGCACCATGGAAGAACAAGTAGAGAAATACAAGAAAAAACAAAGAGAAGAATTTATAGAAAACATCTCCGGAAAAGATCATTTCAGGGTAGAAGCAGAAAAAGTCCTGGAATCTCCGGAAGGGAAAGTAAAACTGGCGGAAATCGAACAAAACGCCATGAAAAGGAAGTTGAGACAATATGCAAGAATCGCCACGGCTTCATTAATAGAATTGGACAGATTAGATCCGAACATGGAAGGAAAGATAAGTAAAAAAATCTTGTATGACATCAAAAAGAGAAACGGACTCCTAAGTGAAGAAGAAAAACTCAAAGAAGAAAAGGCTGAACAAAGAAAAGCAAAACAAGCCACCATAGAAGAAATTAACGAACTCAAGATAAAACTGCGGAACACAGTAGACGGATTAAGAACATCACAAGACAGTATGCTTATCTCGCCATATGAACTCAAAGCCCAGGCAAGGGCTTTTCTTTATGGGAAAGAAATCTACAAAGCAACCAACTATAGATGGTGGGCAAGGAAAGCCGCCAGTGAAGGAGAAAAAGCCGCATATTTCCTAAAAAGAGGAAGATGGGAAGAAGCTGCCAGAGCAAAAGGAAGGCAGTCCCGTTTTGCCATGAACGCCCAAGTGGCCCATGAATACGATGACCACGTCAAGCATACACTCCATGGAAATCCCAAAGCATCCACAAATACACTGGATAAAGACGGCATGGAGAAGTACGGACTTGTCGGACTCATAAATAGGGCAAGCAAAGCCACGAACAATATAAGAATGCCCGGAAATATAAGATACTTCATTAACCACTTAGCCTACCAATTAGGATTAATCACCAAAGATGGAAGAGCGCCCTTGGGTATGGATGGGGAACCGGCACCGTTTGACTGGGCTAACCTCAATAACGAACTGGATCCCACCGCCGCCATGGAAGGAGATAAGCCGGGAGACGCTGTACCGCAATGGATAAAGAAAATCTTTGACGATAATAATCAAACCAACTTGAGAGAACTGACTGTAGTAGACTTTGATGAACTTGTTGAAGTATTCAAAAAAATCTACAAAACAGGAAGGAGAGAATACGAGGGAAACACCTTTGTTAATGAGAAAGGAGAAAGCCTTTCCTTTGAAGAAGCCGAAGACATAATAATGGCGGAAATCAAAGCAGAAAAAGAAAATCCGCTCTATAAAAAATTGACAGAGAAGAAGTGGGAAAAAACCAAAAAGGAAGTGGGAAAATGGGTAGCAGACTTGGCACTTCCGGAAATCATCATAGAACGCATGGGACCAAAGACCTATGACCTGATCTATAAGATGATGGATAAAGCCTTTGCGAAAAAAAGACTCCTGCAAGAACAGGCGGAACTTGAACTGAAAAAAGTCATGAACATCTATGACAGAGAAACATTCAGAAAAATCCGCAATGACAAAATCTATGAGATTAACAAAGTTGACCACAAGCCCGTCATGGTGACAAAAGAAACACTTCTCACCATGGCGTTGAACTGGGGAACAGACTCGAATAGAGAAAGAGTGGTGGAAACCTATGGACTGGATCATAGAAACATAGAAAAAATCCTATTCAAATATTTAAACGATAAAGATTGGGATTTTGTGGAAGCCGTTTGGAAACACATTAATTCGTATTGGCCCGAAAGAAATATTGTGCAGAATAATCTGTACGGGATTCCTTTGGGGAAGGTGCCGGGAAGAAAAATCATTTTACCGGACGGAAGAAAAATCAACGGCATGTACTACCCGATTAAATACGATGCGGACCTTACGAGTAAAACCAAAGACAGAGAAATCAATGACATCATAAGAAAAGACATGCTCGGAAGAACCACATTCAATATCGGGATGGGCTCCACGAAGAATCGTGCGCAAAGTTCAGGTGGGCAGTATCTTAGACAAGATCTTGACGTCTACCTTGACTACATCAATGAATCCATTAACCATATCGCCATGCGCGAAACCACAGCAGATATTTATAAACTCTTATCCAGAAAAGACCTGGCGGAAGCTATTTCACAGAAATACGGAGTCGATGCACATAGAAGACTCCAGAGGTGGGCGTCCGACTGCTGGCATGATCCCGTGGATAAATTGACAGCATGGGAACAACGCCTGAACAGGTTAAGACACAATTTCACCATGGCCACCATGGCCTACAGGACATCCACAGCGTTGTTGAACTTCGCTAATCTGCCATTGGTTATGGAAAAAATGGGAGCCGTAAACATGGCAAGAGGACTCTCTGCGATTTACCTTGGCGGTGTGAAAAACTACCGCCAGCAGAGAGACTTCATCCTGAGTAAATCAACATTCATGAGAGACCGTGCCACAAACATGGATAGAGATCTTGCCCGCGGACTGAAACTCAAAGAAGAACAAGATGTTTCAAAAATAACATCAAAAGCGAATGCCGTGAAAGAAGAAATAGACCGCTTTGCTTATTCACTCATTTCAGAAACGGACTTCATGCTTTCTCTTCCGGAGTGGATCCAGACCTATAACAATACTATTGCACAACTGCAAATAGAAAAACCATTTATGACAGTAGCAGAAATGGACGAAGAATCAGTAAGACTTGCTGACAAAATGGTAAGAGAAACCTTCGGATCGGGAGAAATGAAAGATCGTCCTGAGGTAGTCAAGAGCAGATTACTTTCACAACTTCTTCCATTTTATAGCTTTACATCCTTAGTCATGAACCAATTCATTAGGGGAGGATATGACATTGCAGACGGAAGAGGACCGCTGAAACTCATGCGGGCAATGATTTTTTGGTATATCCTTGGATCCGTATTTGAAGGTGCCCTTCGTTCATTGGTGGATAGTGCAACGGGAAATGACAAATACTCCTTCCTGCAGAGACAGGGATATTCCTTTGCGTCAAACGGACCTATCGGCGGTATACTGGTCGCAAGAGAAGTAATTCCCGGACTCTATTCACTGTTCGCGGGAATGTACAGTGACGGCGGAAAAATGAGCGTCACCGGACTAAACATCTTTGAAGACGTCTTCCAAACCGCCATGGCAATAAAATCAGATAAAAAAGACTGGATAGATGCAGGTCAGGCAGGAACAAAAGTATTCAATAAAGTAACAGGACTTTCCGATACATTAACCGATGCACTGTGGGCAATAGCGCGTCTCACCACAACAGACACAGACGCCACAGCCTGGGAAGCCCTGTTCTCCATCATATTTGATAGAAGAATAAAGAAGAAAGGAGAAAAGAAGTGATAAATAATAGCGAAAACCGAATCACATATAAAGGGGACGGCACTGCAGAAGAATTCGCCATCCCTTTTAAAGTCTTGGAAAAAACGGACATCATAGTAGTTATTGCGGATGAAGATAAAAATGAAACAATCCTGAAAAAAGACTACTTTGTAGACTTGGATAAAATGACAGTAAAATATCCAGGGTATCCGCCAGGAGAAGAACCGGCGGAAAATGAACGTCCGCCAAAATTGCAAGAAGGATGGCAGTTAATCATAAAAAGAGAGGTACCTGTCACACAAGAAATAACCTTAGGAAATAAATGGCCGTTCACCGTTATAGAAAAAGCCTTGGATAAAATCACAATGATCCTGCAGGATTTATTGGGAGTAAACAAAAGACAAATCACACTCCCGGATGCGGCAGCCATGAAAGACTTCTCAGCAATACTTCCTTATCCGCAGGAAGGAGAGGCGCTTGTATGGGGGAAAGGGAGGTTAGAAAACTCCAATTTCTCAAAAGTGATAAAAGGAGCTGTAGAAAAATCATTGACGAGAGCGGAAGCTGCTGTGGTCGTATCAGAAGAAAATGCATCAAAAGCGAAAGAGCAGGCGGGAAAAGCGGAAGTGAGCGCAGGTGAAGCGGAAGAGAGTGCTACTATTGCGGCGCAAAATGCCGCGGCTGCCACACAAGGGGCGATGGATGCAAGAGACAGTGCTGCCGGAGCAAGTGTAAGTGAACAGAGTGCAGCGGGGTATAAGAATGAAGCCCAGGCTGCATTAGCGTCCATTTCAGAACAAGTCAACGCCTGGGATAAAAATAAAACATACTCATTCCCGCAGACTGTAGCTTATACAGATGGAAACACTTACAGATGTGTTGGGAAAAACGTCAAAGGTGAAACACCGGATAAATCAAATAACTGGGTATGTCTGACAAATTACAAAGATGACTTTTTTGAATTAGATGAAGACGGAAACCTGATTCCAGCGATCAATCCTCTTCATTCGACTTTGTGGGAATTAGACGGAGTGGGGAATATTATACCGAAAGGAGCATGAAAGTGAGTACAAGAAATTTTACACCAAGAGCAAACGAAGAAGGGGAAATCGGAGTCGTAGGGAAAGTATGGAAGGCGTTAAGGGCAAAAATCGTAGAAGCAACAAGTAAGATGACAGCGCCCACAGTAGAAGCAACAAGTAAGATGACAGCGCCCACAGTAGAAGCAACAAGTAAGATGACAGCGCCCACAGTGGAAGCAACAAGTAAGATGACAGCGCCCACAGTGGAAGTAGGTGACAAAAGTAAAAATGTGGCCACTACAGAATTCGTGAAAAACCGTGAAAACATGGTAGTAAGTCCGTTTCTTCTTCAAAGGAACACCGCTTATAAAATAGGTGATATGGTAAAAGTTCCAAAACTGGGAGAACAGTACATACTCGAGTGCACGCAAGCGGGAACCACGGGAAATACCGAACCTAATTTATCAACTATATCAATGCAGGAAATCACAGATGGAAGTGCGAAATTCCGAGTGGTAGACAAAAGATTAAAAGCGATGATTGACATACTCTATCCGGTCGGCATAGTAGTCACGACCGCCACCGATGGCGCATTAAAACCCGGTGAGGCAGATGGATTAGCAACATGGGAAGAGATTGCACAAGATAGAGTGCTACAAGGTACATCGGGCGGCGCAGGACAAACGATAGAATCCGGACTGCCAAACATCACTGGTAAAGTGTGGCTCCGTCCTCTCGATAACGGAGAAGGAATCACGTGGGATAAAGAAAACGGAGCATTTATGACAAAAGTGGTAGAAGATCCGAACGACATCAGTGGCGCTATTGCAAAAAGCAGTACCACAAAGCCATTCGGATCCATCAATCTTGATGCCTCAAAATCGAACAGCATCTACGGAAACTCAAGCACCGTACAGCCGCCAGCATATAAAGTACACTTTTGGAAACGTATTAAATAATGAGGCGGTGCATGATGGAAAGAAATGACGGAGAAAAAATAACAATGCAATTTGTAGAAAGAATGGAAAAAATGGAAGAGAAACTTGACATGCTCGTTAGAATGCTTCCCGAAATTACCGCACTGCAAATTGCGCAGGCACGCTCTGAACAAAACGCGGCATCAGCTCATAACAGAATTGACAACATTTATAAAGTTGCTGGCTTGATTTCAACAATTATTTCTGTAGTTATTGCATTAATCGGAAGGGCGGTGTGAAATGAAAAAATTAAAATCACTCTGGAGAAAAGCAAAAAGCTACTTCCGGAAATTAAACGCACCGCTGCTATATTGGGCAACACTCTATGCGGTTATCTGCATTTTCTGTATCTTTCTCTATATTCTAATGACCATTGCTGATTGGCTAATCACCGGAAAAGGGAACGAACCGGAGCTAAGACTTTTCATCACAATGCTTTTATCCGCGGGGGCAGTCGGTGGCATAGTCGGAATCGGTAAGATGTTTGTTGATAAAGACAACAATAAAATACCTGATGTGTTCGAAAAGGACGATGGGAAACCACCGTTCTTTTTCATGAAAGGAGAAAAAAGTGACGAAAGAAGAACTGGCAAGGGCGATAGCGACAGGGATAATTGAGACAGGAATTGAAGGAGACTACGGCTCCGTTTCTTGCTCAACTGCTGGAGATTATCCATCAATCGGCGTAAGTCAATGGGAAGGAGAAAGGGCTAACAGACTATTAGAAAACATTTCCGGCGGAGCGCATTATGCTTACCGCAGTTATTATGACCTGAAATATTCTTATGCTATCCAAGATTTGAAAGAACTCTTGATGAGTGATGAAGGACAGCAAGCACAGCTCGATATGCTTGCCGAAGACTGTGAAGACTATGTGGAAACACTTTGGGAAGTACCGGATCTTGACGATACAAGATGCACAATTTATGCTGGCATGTGGTGCCCGACATCTGAAACAGTAGTGAGAAACTTCTTAATGCGAAGACAAGAAAGAGGATATGACCTGCGGGACATCAATGTAATCTATGAACTTTTCAGAGAACAGTATGCATACGCAGCATGCTGTGAAGAATACGCGGAGGGCTACGCGAATAGAGCCGATGCAACGTATGAATATGTAATGAGCTTGGAGGGATGAAAAATGAACTATCAGGAAAAAGCAAAACAGATTGTTATCGATTACTACAATGAACATGTAGAGATAACAGGTAATAAAAAACTGAAAGAAAGTGAAGTTTTTATCGTATGGTTTAGTAAAACATTACAGAACTGGAAAGCGTTGGTAAGCACAACAATATCCGATGGAATGTATTACGAAGTCACATACAACGGAGACAAAAAAGAAACATATCTTGATGCATATAAAAAATGGGAAAACGTTTGTGTAAAAGATGAGGAGGTCTAAAATGGAGTTGAGTAAAACCGTAAAAATGATGGATAGTACAGATTACAAAGAAAGATTCAAGGCAGAATACTTTCAAACAAAAATCCGATATGACAAGTTACACCAAATGCTGATTAAATATGAAGCGGGAACGCTTGATTTTACTCCAACTTGCGATGTTGAAATATTAGAAAGGCAAGCAAGGTACATGGGGAATTATCTTAAATGCTTGGAGATAAGAGCAGAAATCGAAAAAATAAAACTGGAGGTATAAATGTGGAAAATCAAAAAAGGGCTTATTTTATCGGCGGTCTTGCTATCGCTATGGTTGTCGCCATCGTTATCTGGTTCGCATGTGCAGGCAGAAGCACAGTACACGATCTCCGAAATGGAGCTGACGCAGTTAGAACAGAACTTGACAACGCTCGAACAGCACAGCAAGAGCAAGCAGATACTCTTAGACAAGCAGGCGAAGCAGCTGAACGAAGCGCAGGAGCAATTGAAGATAGCGAAAAAACAAATCAAGAAATCTCAAGAATTGAACGAACAGATGCAGAACTCATTAGAGAAAGCAAATCAATACTTGAAAGAGTACGAGCGCGAGGCGGAACGGAAAATCAGAAT